TGTTACTGTTATTAACACACAGTTTATAAACAGCTTAATGCCTACTAGAAACTACAGGAAGGTAGGAGCCATGAGTATATTATTAAAGGAGAAATAAATGAGTGAAGTTAAAAGAACTTTAGAAGAATTGCATTGGCATCAAAATGAAGATGGATTAATAGAGGTTACAATCCAACAACACTATACTAAAACAAAAGTAATACTAGCTGAAATAGATTGGGAAAGTTTCTATAATGCTCATGAAAATGGTATAGGTTTTGTAGATGGAGATGATCTCAACATAGAAGTTGAAGGGTGGAATGTCAATACTGTAAAAGTATTAAAAGAATACGAAGAAAGTTTTGAAAATGAATGTGGCAAATACTATTGTGGCGAAGACAAAATTGAATAAGGAGGAATAAATGGCTAGTCATAGTTACGATTCAGAATGTCCTAAGTGTAACAAAAGCATGGATTCATGGTCAGAGAACAGACCATACGACATGGTAGAACATCAATGTTTTAATTGTGGATTTTACACAAGCACTACAGAAGGAAGGTTAGATTTAGAAGAACTAAATGAAAATCGAGGAGATTACTATGAAAGATTTCCTTGTAAAAAACATGAAGATAATTATGGAGAGTTTGATTGCAAAGATTGTGAAGAGAAAACTATTTTAAAAGAATTACCAAAATGGGAGGAGTAAATGAGTAACGAACATAGATTTGCAGGGTGGGATCCTTTTGACGACAGTCATATTAAAAATATAAAAGATGTACAAGATGATAACATAGATATTGATCAGGTGTTTGATCCTGACGATTGTACTATGTATAACGAAAACTACGGAATATGCCATGACTACCCTTGCAACGATTGTGTTACAAGGTTTATTAAAAATTATAAGGAGGAAGAACATGGACAACATAAGTGAAGAACAATTCATTACTTTTGAAAGAGTTAGACAAAGTGGTATGACTAATATGTTTGATGTACCTGCTGTTATAGAATTAGCAGGTGGTGTATTAAGCAGTAAGGAAATACTTACTATCATGGATAACTATACAAAGTTATACAACAAATTTGTATACCCAAATAGAATATAAGGAGTTATTAATGACATTAACTGATACAGAAATAAAACAACTAGCACAATTAGGCAAGGATATTACAATAGGATTGTCTTGTGATATAAATGGACAAGGTATGCCATGCAGAACAGATAGATTTGCTGTGATAGATGCGATGATAAGGTACTTATTAATCAATGGCATTACAAGTACATTAAAACAATGCAAAGATGGCGAAGATGTAGATAGTTGGTGGAAAAGAGTAAATGTGGTATAATAGTAAAGGAGAGAAAGATGACACAAGTTATTCATAACTATGATATTCGCACCCCTATTTGGAATGGAAGTGCAAAGAAAAGAATGATTGGTATTGCAACTAGTCGTTTAAAAAATTGCGATGAACTTCATGTTCAGATAACACAAACGAATAAACATAATGAAAGAATCTATCCCGATACCTATGTCTTTACTAAGCCTTGGTTTGAATCATACGAAGGAGAAATAGTAAGTAGGCATGGAGTTACATTAAAGTATTTCTTCATTGATGATTTAATTCCTAATGATAATACTTTTCTGAAAGAGGCTAGTAAGTATGGTCAATTTACTCAACACACAATTACTAACAATAAAAAAATAGGAGTAGTAAATGGTAAATCAAATACCTGCAATAATAAATACAAACCCACCCGAACCAAAATCTAGTGATCCCGAACTATACGAAGTAAAGTTAGATGTCATTAGTTGTATACCTTCCAACAACTTTGGTAAAGAACAATTTGAAATTGAGGCTAAAGTTGAAGAGATAGATAAGTACTATGCTAAAAAATATTGGATCCCACAATCAATGGGAAGAGTAGAAAATGGCAAGTCTTATACAGTAGCAATGAGAAGACGAAGACTAGGTCAAACTAGAGAAGGTGTTATAAAAGAAGGTCGCAATGCTGACGGCTCTTTTATAAAACACAATTGGGATTGGGAAATCATGGCTATCACAGATTACGATGGTGTTAGAGAAATCAGTACAGCAAATGAAACACAAAAACCTAAAGACTTTTTAACAGAGCCAAAGGAGGCACCTATGCAAGTAGCAAGTCAAACTACAGTAACAAATAAAGATCAACAAATAGCTAGATCAGTAGCACTTAAAGCTGCAGTTGATATAGAAGTTGCAAAGTTAGATAATAAATTAGCTGATGGTAGCAATAGTATGGAAGATATAGTTACTAATGCTGATAACTTTTATGGTTATTTAACTCAATAATTTAATCATCTCAAACAAGTAGAGATGATTAAATTATTATCGGAGAGTAGGTACTTCTGTTGGTTGCAGAGCACCTAAGGTTTTTTGAGTTTGTTTTGTCCTTAGGTTTATCTCGTACTTACTCTCCTTTATTTATGTTATGAAAAAAGGTATAAAAAAGTTTTATAAAAATAATAACGCACTTGAATGGGTGCGTTATTTTTACAATGTTATTAATAGGAGGTAACATGAAAGAGAAAGAAACTATAAATACACAACAAGACAGGATTAGAATTAATATATCTACTTCTGTTAAAGGAATTAAGACATACGATTGTACTGTAGAAACACATGAAGGTATGGCAGTAGCTTTACGAATGAGTGATACTTTAGTTGAACAATTAGATGAAAGATATCCTGCAGGAGGTAGACTTGAATGAGTGACTTAATATTACATGAAGATTGTGGTTGTGCTGAAGAAAACTTACAACAACTAAGGTTAATACAAGAGCAGGCTAAAACTATATTAAAACTACATGACTTAATAGCTAGTGCTGATATGAGATCACGATTAGCATTTGGAGAGGCAAGAGAGGCTAATGAACAGATGAAGAAATTAGTGGATAAGAATAAGAAAGACTTTGAATTTCTTATGAATTCTCCACAGCAAACTAATAAATTTAAAAACAAAAAGAAATGGACAGGAGGTATAGATGTCTAGTTATTATATGGAAAGGTTACAACTAAGAGAAGATGAAGTAGTAGAAAGAATAGATAAGTTAAAAGAAGACAGAAGATCACTAATGAATACTCACGATACAGAACATCAATTGTTTGAAGATAGAATGCAAAGAGTTGATACTGATATATCTATCTTTCAAAAAATACTAGAAGACTTAAGAAAGGAGATAGAAAAAAATGAGTAAGCCAATAGTACAATCAACAGGTAGTAAGATATATCTCACTTGGGAAAGTGATGGAATTAAAATGGTTGTAAGAAAAATAAGTGACAAGAGTAGCACGGGTCTTACAGGAGAAGTTCTTATAGAATACTTACCACAAAAAATAATAGATACAAATCTTGGTAATCATTTAATGATTAGAAAAATTAATCTTACTTCACAACAATCTCTTAATACTATTATAAAAGCATTAAGAGAAATGACAGATGATTACTTTCCTGATATTGATTGGCCTAGGATAATGGAACAGTTAGTAGTTAATGTTTCTAAATATAAAGGTGGTAATATGGAATCAGTATTGATTGGTAATACCCCTGTAGTAAACGAAGAGAAACATTATATCTTTCCATTCATTCGTAAAAATGCAATCAACATTATCTATGGTGCAGGTGGGTCAGGTAAATCATACTTGTCTGTGCTGTTTGGTTTGTTAGTACAATCAGGCAAGTCTTATGCAGGACTTGCACCTGATAAAGGTAATGTATTATATATAGATTGGGAAAGCGATCCTGAAGATCTTAATGAAAGATTAAGAGCAGTTAAGAAAGGATTGGTAGAAGTGCACCCTGACATAGCTGATATAGAATTTTTATATTACAGAGCTAAAGATAAGTTTGTTAATGAAGAAGACACAATAGCTGATATGATAGTAGAAAATGATATCAAACTTATTATTATAGATAGTTTTGGTGGTGCTTTAGCAGGAGAGATTAATGACTCAGAGGCTTCAATGCAGTTAGCTAATTGCTTAAGAAGTTTGGGAGTTAGTATACTAGGTATCGATCATGTTTCAAAAGGTAACTCAAATTCTCCAATAGGAACAGTATACAAAGTAAACCTTGCAAGAAACTTGTGGTCTGTAACTAGTAAAGTAGATGAAATTAATAACCAAATGGAAGTTGTATTAAAGCATACTAAAACAAATAGTAAGAAAGAAAATCCTAGAGTATTTAATATGAAATTCCACATAGATGAACAAGCTTATAATATTACAGATAAAGTAAGTATAGAAAGTTTATCTAATAATAACAGCAGATTACTAGAAGAAATTATACACAAAGAAATAGAGGAGCAATATGGCTAATCATTACTACGACTTCGAGATTGATGACTGTCCTATCCATGAAGATAAAGACACAGATCAGTTTTATAAATTAGAATTAGTACTGCCAATTTCTTTAAAGAGTCCACACGCAAGTTGGAAACAAGCAAGAGATTGGGTATATAATTTTTTAAAAAATGCAGAACCTTTAATAGATAAAGATATACAACAAGTATTAAAATACAGAGTAGGGATAGGACACACAGGACACAATGACGGACAAACTTGTTTTAAATATTTAGGAGAAGAATAAGTGCCAAGTGGTGGTAATTATAAAGCTAGAAATAAATATTCTTTAAAGCCTTGGAAAGAAGTTAGAAAAGATAAAGTAATTAATTGTCCTACCAATGATCCTATTATTAATTTATTAGGAGAAATATTAAAAGGTGGGTACCAACAAGAAGGGTCTGAATATTTTAATGGTGTTTGCATAAAATGTAGTGACAGGTATAATAAATATTACTGTGGATCTTATTGGACAGATGTTGCAGGAGTAGATTATACTTATATAAAAAGGACAGCAAAATATGGAGGCACCAAAAATATTAAATATTATTCTCTATGACATTCCACCTGCACAAATCAGAGGTAATACTAGAGCACACTATCAAACACTTAATAGCCTTAGAAGACAGAGAAAAGAGATGGCTATGTGGTTGACCAAAGATGCAATGAGAGAGGCAGGCATTGACAAACTAGATGGAAAGGTTCATGTTGAATATATGTTTTATAACAACCGAGATGTCGATGTTGATAATCTTATATTTGGAATGAAGGCTACATTAGACGGCATAGTAAATGCCGGTCTAATTATAGATGATTCACCTAGCTATGTAAAAATTACAGGAGATTTTGAAAAATGCAAAAAAGGCGAACAAAAAACAGTAATCACAATAAGCGAAATAAAGAAATAGAAAAAGATATCAGGCGTGCTCAATTATACATAGCGATTGTAGTAGTTTTATTTGCAGTTGTATGTTTGCAAATTGGGTAGCTCTACTGAAGGGAAAATAGGGTCTTCATAAAGGCCACTTAAAAATTTCTAGTATAGTTTAGTACATAAAAAACTTTTAAGACCCCTTAAAATCGATGGTTTTTTATGGTTTTTCCCTTCATATACTTAATTTTAATTGTTTTTCTTCAGAAGTTTTAAACTTTTCTAATTCGTGTTGATACACATTGTAATGATCTGTAGGAGATTTACCACCTGTATTAGTAAATCCATATTCATGTTGATATCCTTTGTGATAAAACCTAGCTTTGTTATAAAAATCTTGAGGAGTTATATAACCTGCTAATAAGATTTCAGAAGTGTTATTGATAGTACCTTTGTGATTTACACTAACAAAAAAATAATAATCAGGGTTCTGATGTTGACTTGTTTTTGCAATAGACCATTCAGAATTGTCTGTAACTTGTTTGTAATTCTTAGCTTTAACTTCTACTTTATACCCTGCAATTATTAAATCGTTGTTATAAATATTTTCATTAGGAGTTATTAAATGTTTAAAATGTTCTCTGACTGCAAACTCTGCGAGCAATCCCTGTGACTGTCCTTTACCTTTTGTAAAAGAGTCTTTTAAAGTTCCTATTTTATTTGACTTGTTTAAAGCCTCATCAATTAATGCTTGATTAAACTTTAACTTAATCAAATTTGACCTTTGATAGCATAAACTATTTGCCAAAGTTGTTTCATGATTTGGCTTCTTTCTTTGGTAGTTAACTTCTTATCTTTACCACTAGCTTCCACTATCTCTAGAAGTTTAATTACCTCACCAATAACATGACCATACCTCTTGACTAAGTTGTATGCCTGCATGAGATTCTTCATCTCTTACCTCCATAATATTCTACAGCATGACCTTCTTTGACAAGCTGTTTGTTTACATTAATCCAATTATCTTTTAGATTTTTAGATTCAAATAATATTTCTCCAAGTACTCTACCATACTTTCCTTTACCATGGCTAACTAATCTAGTAGGCCTGTCTTTAATTAGATCTTTAAACCTAGCTTTAGCTTGTAGTCCACGATACTTTTCTTCCTTGTCACGAGTTCTAGATTCAGGAGTATTTATACCATACAATCTAATCCTTGCTTTGTGGAATATTTTAAATCCTAAATCTATGGTGACATCACAAGTGTCACCATCTACTACATAAGTTACTTCGCAATCATAAGTAAACATTAATCTGCCTCCAAGACTTTCATTCCTAATGCAATCAATCCACCTATAGTAGCAGTTGCTACTTCTACATAACCTACTTTAAGAGCATATAAAGATATAGCTCCTAATATAATTATAGCTAAGAATATCTGTGGCCTAATCTTTGCAATCCAATTCATTATTTACCTCCTTTAAATATGTCTTTGATATCATCTAGTTTATTGAGTGTTTTATCCTCTAGTCCACTATGTTTAAACCAATGTTGTACAAGATAACTAATACTAGTAGCTAAGATAATAGAGGTGATCCCTATTTGTAGTTTCTTTTTCATGTTGCCTCCATGCTTTTTAGGGAGAGGAAAAAATTCTCGTTAGGTTTGAATGATTATCAACTTCAAAAGGAAATGAACAAAAAACCCTCTCCCATTATTTTTATTGTGTAGTTGGTTCTGCTATAGAAACCTCCACATTATTACTGACATTCCATACCTGTGCTGTTACAGTTGTGGCTACAGTAAATTCTTTAGAGTCAAAGCCATTACCTTGACCTACTTCATTTAATTGTATAGTAAGTGTACCTATATCCATTTGTCTTAGGGTACAACTTCCTCCTTTTGTCCAAAGGTTAGATAGTATAAGTTTATCTACCTTTCCATTTACTCCACTATTAGGAGCATCAATCCATATTCTGTCGTATGTTCCACCTTTAGTTACCATAGCTTGTGCTTGATGATGTCCACCACCTATTGCTCTCATTCGTGCAGTACCTGCTGTTTGAGATATAGATTGTCCGTCACTAGCATTGCCAATAATATTAATTGTGTGTGCATTTATATCTGAAAAATCCATAGATTTACATCTTGACTTCTCTACAATTAGTTCTCCAATCTGTAATCGGGTTGCTGTACCACCTGATACATCTGTCCCTTCTACTAATACTGCTTCAGTTTTACCTGATGGCAGAGTAGATGAAGTGTATGCTGTACCTATTGTCACATCATAGATTCCTATTTCAGATACAGGAGTACTTGCTAGAACAATTCGTAAAGTATTATCTTCTTTATTTTCTTTTCTAAACATCATAGCTGACTCAAGAGTTTCAGAAGGAATATTGTGTGGAGCTGCATATATACCTGCATCTCCGTTTTCAAATGTTCTGTCCTTTAGTACAGTTTCGTTTACAACTACACCACCACCCACAGTAGAGCCAACAGTTAATAAACCAAGAGCCATTTGTGGACTGAATCCAAGTGCACGAAGTAATGTATAAGGAGATTTAGCTATGTTAAATGCTGTCCTCCACTTCTTACTTTCACTATTAAGATACTCTACCTTATCAAATATCCAATCCCTAGTAGCTCTTAATTTCCTGTAAGTATTTACAGGAAAATTAAGTATAGCTTTTGGAGAAGACTTAATAGCTTTAAGTAGCTTACCTATACTTCTTATATGTATAGCCAAACCTAAAGCAATCATACCACCTGAGATAGACCATGCTATATAACCTTGGTCTTGCCACCACTTAACATCTTTGTAAAGAGTTTCAAGTGTATAAATTCCATATTGTAAATTAGGGAAATACTCTGCAATGTAAGGGACAGGGTTAATGTAACTAGCAAATGCTAATGTACCACCACCAATGATAGTAACTGCTGTAAAAGTATTTAAGGTAAACTTTCCAATACCTTTTAAGATTTTTTTTAAACTAGGTCTTTTAAAT